AGAAGTACAAAACTATTTCAGTGAAGGATGCAGTAGGACCCCTAACCAAAAAAGCTAAAGATCTCATTGAACACCTCCCGCTCATAATGGACGGTGTAACTTGGGATGTAATGAGTGCGTACGAACTTGTGAATAATTGGAATCATGTTTTACTTTCCAAGAGGTATACTCAACGTGTTTCTGGTAAGGTTATGTGTGATGCGATGGAAGAAGCAGTACTAAACGCGGGTGCCAACTTTGTATTTGGTGCCGAACTTCTGGACATTCAATATGGTAAAAATGATTTTATTGCCAGGTTTTCGGATGAAAGGATTGTGAAGGATGGTATTCTCTTCTTGTGTATGGATAATAGCCCCGCCCTAAACATACTCAGTGATAACTGGGGACCCGATGCTGATGCTAAACTTAGACCAAGTACATATGGTGCGATAAACGTTTTACTCGACTATGATCAACCAGTTCAACTTAAGTCAGATCTAGAAATAGCTATAGAAACAAAATGGAATCTCCAACCAAAGGTACTCGTAGATGGTAAAACAGTATCATGTGTCATATGCGATCTCGGTAAAGAGGTATTAAGTTCTGACCCCGAAACACTCATCAATGAAGTTGTTCGTCAACTCCGATTACCTCAACCCACCTCAACCAGAATTGGTTGGGGTGCTGAATGGAAAGAAAACAAATGGAACTTCTCACAATCCTCTGGTGTGCTCAGCCTTAAGGGACAGCTTCCCTTCTTTGGGAAATGCTCAAAGGTTGCTATGTGTGGTATGATGTCTCCTAGACACACGCCATATTCAAGTATTGAGGCCTCTGTTGAAGTTTCGCGAGCCCTAAGCCATATATGCTTCGGAACAAGGAAACCATTGAAACCAATCTTACTAACCCACGTTGGAATAATCCTCTTAGTGTTACTTATAGTTTTACTTTTAGTGTATCTTAGATGAAGTTCACAGCTAAAGTGTACGAACCATTTTATGATCATAATGACAAAAAGTATATACGCTTTGTGATTCCTCAAAAAGTTTCAGAAATCATAGAGCGTATGCATGCGAGTAAAATACATCTTCTTCTAAATCAAAACATTGATAATCCACTAGATGGTAAGGTACTCACCGTTAAAGTACCATTTCGTTATCGAAGGGTGATGTGTAAGTTTGAGGGTAAACCTATACAATCCCTAGTAAAGGATGATGAAGTTGAAGTTGAATTAGACTTTAAGGGTATTTGGAATGTAGGCAATTACTCGGGATTTTCTTGGGTACTCTCCTCCTCAATCTTTTCCAATCCTTGAGAAGGAATTTCTATGTTGTTCACTCCAGCGGCCTTTAGATCTATAAAAGTCTTTAACATCCCTTGCATCCTAAAAATTTCTTGAGTCATCTGCTCAATAGAATTCTGAAGTCTATTAATGTTTTCGTCAATACTAAGAGTAGGCATCGTGTACTTATTTAAAGTTTCACATCTTTAAATAAGTATGCTCACTCGAACTGGATATCTCGTAAATTCGGGTCCAATTTCCGAAATTAAAAAGGAACTTACGGTAAGACCAATCGTCAACGGAGACTATGGATTTCCTCCACCGCCTTTTAAAGTTTTCAGAGCAACTAAGACTGGAGTGTGCGTTCCAAGATTCTACGGAACTGATAAACTTGGAGAGCCTTCCCAAGACAAACGCCCCGAACCTACCCGAATTCAAACTAAGTTCGCTGGTCAACTTAGAGATGCCACACACCAAAACGACGCCCTCAGAGCGGCAATTAAAGCTGGCCACGGTATCCTTTCTTTACCATGTGGGTACGGTAAAACGACGGTATCTTTGGCCATAGCTTGTAAATTGGGATACCGAACGATGATAGTTGTTCACAAACAGTTCTTAGCTGATCAATGGAGGGAGAGAATTCAACAGTTCTGCCCAGGTGCCAGTATAGGTATCGTGCAACAGGATAAGAAAGAAGTTGATTGTGATTTTGTCATCGCTATGCTTCAATCACTGTCCCTCAAGGAATACTCTTTTACGGATTTCGAGAGTATAGGCACTCTCATAGTGGACGAGGCACATCATATATGTGCTAAGGTTTTCAGTCAAAGTCTGTTCAAGCTTTGCCCTCGTCATATCTATGGCCTGTCAGCAACACCAGAGAGGAAAGATGGTCTAACCAAGGTTTTACATTGGTTTATGGGCCCCACCTTTTTCGCGGTTGAAAGAAAGAATCAAGGACAGGTGGAGGTGTTTCCAATTGTGTACGAATCTCCAAACTACAAAAATCCACCACCATCTATGAGAAATGGAAAGATATCGATGCCAAATATGATAACTGAGCTCGTCGAGGACCGACAGAGAAATAAGATGCTCTGTGAGCTTGTAAAGAAAGCATCAGCCGGTACAAGGCAACTCCTCGTCCTCAGTGATAGAAGATTTCATTGTGAATTCCTTCATCAATGTTTTCCAAAGACTTCAGGACTCTACATGGGTGGAATGAAGGAAGCAGAACTCCAAGAATCTTCAAAAAAGAAGATCATTTTCGCGACGTTCTCCCAAGCTCATGAAGGTTTAGATATTCCTACGTTAGATACTGTTATTTTAGCCTCACCCAAGTCTGATATAACACAAAGCATTGGTCGTATTATGAGAGAAACGAAGGGTAAACAGAATGATCCACACATATATGATGTTCATGATCCATGGTCCATCTTTACGGCCATGTACTATAAGAGACTCAAGGTCTATAGACAGGGTGGATTCAATATACGGGGTAAAATGGCGGAAGAGCCGAAGAGTGACTTCCCTCAGGGAAAGTGTCTGTTTTTATAATCTGACTAATTAGTAAATGTCGGGTGCATTAATACAACTCGTTTCTAAAGGTGTTCAAGATGCCTACATCATAAGCGACGAAGGACATTCTTTTTTTCGTACCAAGTTTACACGTCATACGAATTTTTCTCAAGCCCCAAAATACATTAAAACGGTCACTACCACTGATACGTCCATTACGATACCAGTTCTCGGTGATATTATAAACGGTATATGGTTAGAGTCAGCCAATAGAAATGCTAATATAGCTTCAAATCTTTTCTATAATTCAACCGTTTCCCTTTTTATCCGCGGCCAAACAATAAATTCTCAACATTATGACTATTTTTCCGATATATGGACAAACTATCTCGCAGACTCTTACACGAAGTCGCAAGAGTTGAATAACAAAACGTCTAGGTCTTGTCACACATTCTTACCCCTTCATTTCTTTTTCTGTGATCACAAAGCGTTTTTACCTCTTATAGCTCTCCAGCATCATCAAGTTGAAATAAAGATAGACTTTGATGAAACGAATATAGCTGGTCTAGATGCATCTGAAAAAAGTGCTAAAGTCTATGGAAACTATATCTATCTGGATAAAGATGAAAGAGAAACATTCACGAAGAGACAGATGGACTTCATAGTAACTCAAGTTCAGGGTTTCAAAACAGAGTTACTCACTGTTACGAATAATAACACTGATGTGGGTGGTTACAATAGAATTGATTTATCAACATTTAATCATCCCATAAAGTCTCTCTTTTGGGGATTTAGTGCTTTAAGTGAAAATTTTGCGGATGATCGTTTCACCTTCCTTGAAGCTGATCTACAAATCAATGGCACGCATTTGTTTGAAAAAATGACTCCAGTTTACTTTCACACTATTCAAAATTACTACAAATCTTCTTATGGTCATTCAGACTTTATTCCAGAAACTGAAGTACTTTTTAACACTAGATATTTTGCGTATCACTTCTGTTTAAACGCATCAGAATATAATCCATCGGGTACATGTAATTTCTCGAGAATAGACAGTGCTGTCCTATCATTAAACGGTGTAGAGAAGGGAGTTCTTAGACCACCTGGTCAGGAACTTTTTGTGTATGCCGTAAACTACAATGTGCTTAGAATACGCAATGGTCTGGCTGGAATTTTATTCGGTAACTAATGTATAGATGGGCAGAACAGTACGTTTCGATCAGATTTTCGTAACAAGTCTAGACGCTGCACCACGAGAGACCGACGTTCTAAGTGGTCTCGCGAGTATTGATGCTGGTGAGATTACAGCAGATCAGATTCAAGTTGCGAATCTAACTATTACAAATCAAGTATTTGCACCGGTAGAAAGGACAGAATTTACAGGTCTCACGAATGTCTATCGTCTAACTGCCACCCAGGTTGGTGTGGGAACCGATAACCCAACTAACGAATTTCAGTTAGGTCAAGATAGCGTAATCATGAACCGAAGTTTACAAGATATTGTCACCGTTCAGGGTAATACAGTTTCGACAAACTTGTTTGCGACCAGTACACTCAAGACGACAAATGATAAATTTTTTGTGGATGCTAATGCTTCAAATGTTTTGAAGATTACTGGTAACACCTTTTCTACAAATGCGGCTATAGGTACACACCTTTTGGTTGGTAACGAGGCTGCCAGTGATGGTTCTAATGTAGCCGTTTTTGAAAAGGGTAATGTTGTCATCAGAGATGGGTTTTTGAGAGTATTTGGTGATGTTGATATCACCGGTAACTTGGCGATCACAGAGATTCCAGATTATACAAGTGTTAATAATTTGGTCGTCTCCAATGCTGTTATCCTCATGGGTGATGGTAACAATGGAACGTATGATATGGCTGTTCTTATGAGGGATGGTGCTACAGGTTCGTCCAATATATTTTTAGGATATACACACGCAAATGATAAGTTTAATATCACGAGAACTTTTGGTGGCCCCACAACAGCGACGTTTGATTCCATCTTAGATACTTCCAACACTGTAAATCTTCATGTGTATGGTGACATATATACACAAAACAATGTGGGTATCGCAAACACATCACCAACACTTTCTCTCTCTATTGGTTCGAATGTACACATAGATGATAAAGCTGCTACATCTAGTAATGTATTATACGCAAACGGGTTTGGCTTCTTTGAAGGTTTACGAATTGGAGACAGTGGTCTAACTGTAGGTAACCTAATTACATTAGATGCAGATGCCGTCATACCTATGGTGGTGTCTTCTAAGATTCAATCTCATGGTATTCAAACGACGGGTGTCAATTCATCCGGTATCGCGAATACGAATCCTGCGCATACATTATCTATCGGTAACAAGATATTCTTCAGTACCACAGACGCGAATGCCGTTACCGTGATCGGTAACACAGCGACGGGTCGTCTCATCACCGAGTCCATTCGTGTACAGGATTTCATCGAGGTAGAGGGTGAATCTGGTATTTCTTCAGCCGCGAATGTTATCATTCATGGTGATATCACGGGTGAAGATTCTACTTCGAACACGGTGAGTATTCGTGCGGGTCCATTGACCTCGAATATCAGTGCTATCGAAATTAATGGTGCTAAAGAGTCAGCCAGTCATCAGTCGGTCATCATAAAGACAAAGAATACCGAACGTTTACGAGTCGTATCTGGTGGTAATGTTGGTTTATCCAACACTAATCCGAGTGAACTTTTAACTCTTGGTGGTAACCTCAAGTTAAATGATAGTAATGCGGCTATATTTGGTAATGACGCAAACTTCTTGAAGATTTTTACTGATATAATCAATAACCAAACAAGAATCCAAAATCGTGTAGGAAGTGGTAAAGGTCTGAACTTTTACGCCAGTACCACGGATATTATGGGTACACCAAAACTCACAATCCTTGAGTCAAGTAATGTGGGTGTAAATACGATGAACCCCGAGGGTCTTTTACACACGAATGGTGGAACCGTGTTTATCAATAATCAAGTTACACACAGGGGTGGTGTAAGTCATCTAGATACACCGATGGTTGTTACAAACACAACCCCTATTGTGGGGACTTCGGACTTCAAGAATGTTCTTCAACTTTCACGTGAGGGTGGTACATCTAGTCAACACGCGGTTAGAGGTGTATTTACAATGGGTAAACACGCACTTACGGGGAGTGATGGTTCCGGTACTTCGCGTTCCCAGTTGAACTTAACCTTAGCGAGTGACAATTACTCCACACAAGGACATGTTATGACATGGAGAAGTGATAAGCGTGTGGGTATAGGCACAACTCGGCCTACATCCCATCTTGAAATAATTACGACCGGTATAGGAAATGCAACAACGAATGGTATATTGGTGCACAGTGAACAGATCAACAATTCTGCGGATGATGCAATTGTAGCTATGAGATCGGATACCTTAAGTTCAAACTCATTTGCTTCGTTTATTCAAGCTGATGGTATTACTGGTAATCCCACTGGTTACTCTATGGGTGTAACTGGTTTGGGTGGTGATTTTAGACTCACCAAAAATCCAGGTGTAATTAATGATTCAACAAACACTCGTATCTTCATTGATGGTGCGACGGGTAATATTGGTATAGGCACTGACGCCCCCCGTGACAAATTTGAAGTTAACGGTAATGTAGTTGTAGGAACTAAACTCTCATTTTCCGGTAGTATTACGGATGAATTTGGTAACGCATTCATACAAGATAGACTCTATGATTCGGTTCGTGGTAAGTCGGAACTTCTCATTTTTAAGGGTAATGACTCCAAGAATATTGCTGGACCGGATAGGATTCGTTCAGTTGCAGCCGAACACGTTTTCCAGATTTACGATGACGTTACTGGACTTACACAAGGTGAAATCGCGGGTGTTGTAGACGGAACAGGTTCTACAGCTGTGAGATCTCTTACATTGACAAATAATGGTGTATGTGCAATTGGTGAATTATCACAATCCGAGGTTGATAGTTTAAGTGCAGCACTGGATGCTGGTACACGTCTGTTCGTAAAGGGTGGTCTTCAGTTCGCTCAAAATCAAAAGATTAAGTTTGGTAAACTTGATGCTTACACAGCTGTCGGAGCTTCAACTCTCAATATTATTGACAGTTTAGACAGTGTAGATATTTCATTCAGACAAAATGATGCTGAATACGCTCGCTTCAAAAATACTGGATTAATTGGGTTTGGCACCGCTTCGCCAGACACTAATGTACATATATACTCCGCTTTGACCACAGATGTGGATCTTCTTAAACTTGAGAGTCCTGCGAATTCTGGGACTAAAAAGGCGGGTATAAGTCTAATAACGGATGATCAAAAGGGTGGATATATAAGAGGTTTCAGTGACTCCACTCATTCCGTACATGGTACAGTAATAGGTGGTGTAAGTGGGGGGACGGAAGGAGATGGTATTCACATCATACACACATCAA